ACCCAAAACCACCATTGATAATCGAAACTTCAGTTACGGAACCTTTTGTCACTTCACCAACAGTTGCAATAGCACCAACTGGATTACCTGAAGTTGGATTTAAACCACCTAAAATTGTTACTGGATCACCTTGATAACCTGTAGTGGTGTCGTAACCATTGTAAAATAATCCCCTATAATCTGGATTAATTTTTAATTCAGAAAGAGAACCAATCAATCTTCCAGTAACAGTAACGGTGTTTCCGTTGTCAGCATAAGTTCCAACAATTTGTTCACCAGTTGCAAATAGTTTGTTGATGTTTGAAATATACAGTTCAATATATTCAATACCAAGTTGTCTGTCAATCGAACGTATAATGTTTTCTACAATTGCAGTTGCTTGAGATGTTTGACCTTTAATTTTTACGCCAGTCAAATTGAAAATATTATCATCATCAGTATCAACTCGCAAAGCCAATGGTAAAACCCATTTGCCATCAGATGCAATTAAGATATCTTCTTTTGGATAGTAGATTTCAATATTTTCACCATAAAGAACCCTAAAGAGAAACTTTACGGAATTTGGTGTGCCTTTTGCACGGTAAAATTGATTTAAAAATTTGACAAATTTAGATTTGTCTAAAAGTAATTCTTCTGGAAAATATGGAGCTAATTCCTGTTTGATGAGTTCCAAATAATAATCTGAAGACAGATCAACATCCAAAGAATTAGAGAAGTTTTGGATTATATTTGAAAGATTGTTTTGTTGTTCTAACCACTCATAGTATTTTTTCAGAAACATCACAAACGTAGAATATTCATCCCGTATAAAGGATGGTACTTGTCTCTCTACAAGAGCTGAATTTAAAATTTGTGCCATTTAATTAAACTTTATTCAGTTCTATAACAATACTTGTTGGATCAGTTTCGTCAAAAACAAGCATTTTATTTTTCTCAGATGAAATAACGCTAACTTTTGGTCTAATGTTTACACTTAACTCTTTGAAGTCATTTGAAATATCTAATGGATTGAAATCGTTGATATAAATTTTACCTAAAACGTAATCAATAGTTCCCATCACACCATTATTTTTTGAATAATTCAAAATGATTTTTGTGTTTTGATTAGTGACTTCATCTGGCTTGTAATAGAAAATTCTTAGTTGGCCATATCTACCCTCAAGAACAGCTTCAGCAGTAGCCAATTGGCCGCCACCGCCAGAAATTCTAATAGATGCGGTCGTATAACCAACGCCAGGATTAGTTACAGTAATATTTGCAATTCTTCCATTGACAATTTCAGCGACAGCCGTTGCGCCTTCACCATCACCTACAATAGTGATGGTTGGCGTAGTTGTGAAATTGATGCCTGGATTGATAACAGTAATGGATTCGACACCAGTAAATGATGATGGTACTTCTTCAAAGAAACATAATCTTTCAATACCTTCTTCATCCAACATCGTGAATTCTGGTCCTGAATATAGATTGTCTAACGTTGTTCCTTTTTCTAATGGAACACCATAATCCAAAACATAACTGTCGGTATTAATTAAATCTGGTCTAAATCTCTTTGATAAGAAAATTTCCAATTCGTTTGAAATGATAGATTTATCTGTACTATCAATTTGTGTTCTTAATTGTGAAGATTTAAAAATTGCATTAAATTGATTTAAATTTGTATTTGAGAAATTTACAATAGTATTACTTACTAAAGTCTTTAATGCATTTACGTTTACGATAGTTTTAGATGAATCGTAATAGATTTTAGAAACATACTTGATATAATTGTAATCAACATCTAACACTTCTGGTGTTACGGTTAGTACACTAATTGGTTTTAGAACATCATTTTTTAAATATTCTTTTTGTGTATCTGTTACTTCAAATCCTTCTTTAGGTTTAACAGATACGAAAACTTTACCATAAACTGGTGGATCATTTTCTTCACCACCCCAAACATTGACAGCTTCATATTGCGGGAAGTTTTGTTGAATTAATTTGATATAATCGTTTTTAGTGACCGCACGATTCTGCGATGTGAATTGTAACGGCGAAGAAAACTTAATTTGGTCAATCGTTTCTTTTTCTGCGCCACCGGCCGCAGCTGAGATTGGATTAATTGTAAAGTTAGAAAAACCTCCAACACGTGATGTTGCGATAAAGTTATTAGCTTTGTTCGCTAAAGTTCCATGTGTTGTCAGATACGAAACCGTTACAATTCCACCATCTGGAATCTTTTTACCAAGAACATCATCACCAAAATAAATCTGATATTTCTCATCATTACCTTCTTGTAAAAAGTAAATTTCTGAAGTAGAATCGACCGTCAAAACATTTTCGTTCAATGTGTATATGGTCGTATCTGTATTTGAGACTGATTGTTGTACATAAACAATCATTGTACTAGTATCAACATCAGCATCAGGTAATGTAAAAATTTGTTTTGGATTTAAAGAATTGTTTTGCGTAAAAGAATATGACTTTAAAGTTCCTTCATAAATTGGAAGACTACTGTAAACGTAATTATTTCCTGTTTTAGAAACCGTAACGTCTTCTAATGTTACAAAGTTATAAGTTTTATTATCAATCAACTCACTCAAAAAAATGTAACCTTTTGGTAATGTTAATGAACCGGTATTAGAAGAAAGACTATCAACAGTAAAATTAATTGTGGCTGATGGCGCAGACATCGATCTTGGTGTATAACCAAATTTCTTTGCGTGAGAAACAACAGAATTTCTGAGAACAGAACTATCTAAAAAAGATTCATTGGCCAGCATATTCATGTAATATGCATTGTAGTGCGTATTGTAAGCTAATACATCAAGTAGAATATTCAGACCAGATCCTTCAAAATCGTAGTCGGTAAATTCATCTTGACTTTGCAAGAAGTTTTTTAGATTAGTTTTGATTGTATCAAAATCTAATTCGGTTACATTTAAGCGGCTAGCCATTTATCTTACTCGTTCTAAGAAAAAATTAATTGTTATTGGATTTGTTAAGTTGTTTATAGTAAATTCCATATCAACAACAAAACGATTATTATCATAATCTGGTAAGACCGAAACTTTGTTAACTCTCACTCTCGGTTCAAAGTTTTGTATTGTCTGTAATATTTCTCTTTCCAATGCAGCCGCATTGACTGCATCCATGTTTTCAAACAATAATCTCTGTACATTTGACCCTAAATCTGGTTGGAAAGGTCTTTCATAATGGTTCGTAAGAATTAAATTCTTGATGGAATTAATTACTGCTCGTTCACCAGTATGTTTTGATATGTCTTTTTTGACTGGATGTGCAGTAAAATTTAAGTCCAAATCTTTGTAGACTCTAGTTACGTTTGTGGTTGTGATAGCCATGTGTTATTTATTCAACTTCCAAACAAAGAATCTTTAAGTTTTGTCGTACCAATCTTGTTTTGTATCAGATTTCTTTCTGTACTTCCTGACCTCTGCAATGAATTTAAGAATTGAAACTCATCAACTATTTGTTGTGATGTATAAAAATAAGTCTCATCCGCAGTTCTTCTTGTGTAAATCATGGTATTTGCAACAGTTAACTTTGTTGCAATTTCATTGATTTGGCTGGTTGTAGTTAATGTGTTTGCAACAGTTGATAAAAATACAGTAGAGTTACCTATAGACCAGTTATTTGAAGATAGTTCGTCTTCAATATAAAGACTAGTAAAGTTATTCAGTATGAGAGATGCGTCATCCACACCATCTGTATTTGCAGTAATGGTTGTTAACAGTCCTCCAGCCGAAATGCACATAGCATAATTTGGAAGTAATGCGCCAGTTTCAGTATCTAAAATATCTTCAGAAACATTAGAAATTCTATTTGTATGTCCTAAAAAACTGTTTAATTCAGTTAAGAAAGAATTTGCTGTATTTGCCAAATTTTTAACTGCTGCATTTGCATTTGGAAAATTTGTGTCTGGATCATCTGTACAAACAGAAATGATAGAATTTACATTTGATGTAATTGCTGAAACGTAAGAAGCCACTGGATTCTGAAAGTAGTTACTTTTCAATATTGATCCGTTGGCAAGATCATTTTTTGCCCACGTTTCAACCTTAATTGGTGATGTGTTTAAATAATTTTTGGCCTGGTCACTCAGCTCAATATCATCACCATATTTTGTCAAATCAAAACTTGAACTTAATCTATCTAAAATACTAGCCATTAAAATTGTCCTTTAAATGGAACTCCAGTAATTCCTTTTGGTGCTGGATGTTTATGTGTAGTAAACACCGCTCTCATAATATGGACTGGACCATATAAATCATTTAAAACTAAAGCATTGACAACAGGCACATCAATCTGTGTTGTTGCGTTGATAACTCCTGGTGGCATAGGACCTGGTGTATCTGGTGCACCAACATTTAGTCCACCTAGTGTGGACATTCCTTGAATTGCATATGCCTTTTTACCTGCAACTAAATTGTCTGCCGCATAAATTGTACTCAAAGAACTGATTGCACCACTAACAGTTAAATCACTGTTAATATGAACACCAAATGGTGCATTTAAATTGACCTGACCAGTTAGACCGCCGGCCGTAACGTTTACATCACCTTCAGCTGAAAGTGTGGCTTCACCAGAAACAGCACAAGTCAAATCACCTTGAATTTTTTGATTGACATCACCAGTAACTTTTTGGTAAACATCACCTTCAACATTCATTATAGAATCGCCTTGAATGGTGACCGTGCAATAACCTTTAATTAAAACATGGTTATTTTTAACTACGATTTCATAGTTATCACCTACAATTTTATGTATCTCATCTCCATTAGATTGAATTTCAGTATAATTTCCAATGCGATGTTGTAATCTTATTCTTTCATAGTCTGGCGTGTCATCAAACTCTAATGAATGTCCAGATTCAGTTTGTTGAACGTGATTATACGGGTATTGAGAGAATTCTGCCTGAGAATCTGGCTCATACCAAGCTGCATTATTTGGTGTCTTTTCTGCCATTTTAAACCTTTGCGTACTTTGTCAAATCTGTAACATCATTGTAAACTCTGACCGTTGCTTGAACGGTAGAAGCAACTGTTGAAACTGTTGTCGTTGCAGTAGAAACCAATTCTTTTACATCAGCAATTAATGTTGTTTCTCCACCTGTACCGGTGATTGAACCAAAAGAATCGGAGAGTGCATCTTGTACAGAAGATAAAAATTTAGTTAGACATTCTTGCATAAAAGCTATGATTCTTGCAGGCAAACTTAAAATCCAAGTAATAATTTCTCTTATCTCTTTAACAGCTTGTGCTATAGCCACAACAACGTCATCAATAAACTTTGCTATTTTTTGTACTTCTTTTAATTTTGCAGTTATCATTCTGATAGCCTGTTGTAACTCTTGTGCAAAGGCCGAATCACTTGTAGATTTAATTAATGCTTCTATTTCTGCTCGGATAGTTTGAATAAAAGAACTGGTCTTTAATTTAGTCAAAGCAATTTGCAACTTTATTTCTTGAGAGATATCGCAAACATGTTCTTTATTATCATTTGCAACTTTTGTTGGCGTATCAGATATATCACCTCTAGAAATTCTAGGCGTTGTTGGTTCATCTAATTTTTGAGATGTTGTTCCTTCTGGCCAAAGTGGCGCAGCTTGTTTTTCTGCTTCACTTCTAGGATCAGAAAATCCGGCCTGAGGATTAGACTCGACAATTTTAATTCCTGGAATAACACCAATAATAACAGGATAATCGGTGTCATCTTGATAGAAATAACCGGTAACAATTTCACCTTCTTTAGGTACAGTAATATTTTGACCTGAAGTGGATAAATTGGCCCAAGGTAAACCCTCCGTTGGCAGCAGTTGTTTATTTTCAGTGTGTACACCAAAAATTCTAACTTTGCAACGACCAAGTTTTAATGGATCTTTTCGATCCTCAACAACACCTTGCCAAAAAATTTGTTTTTTCTGTATCATGTCCAATCTACCATTTGAGAAGAAGACGATTTATAGATATCACCGTCTGATCTATTAGAAGAATCTGTAACCAATTCTAATACGGTTTCATGTTTATTATAAGTTATGATTTGTCTTGAGGCCAAAATAATATATTTTCCATACAAAGTCTTATCTAAGTTCTCACCATTGTCAGTTTTCTGCGAATATTTTGGTATATTTAAATACAAATTAAAACCAGACGAGAATCCTAAATTTCCTGGAACAACAAGTTTAACTCTTTGATTTGTTAAATTTGTCAACACAGCTTTTCTTTGTAAAACATAATTGTGTGTATCTAAATCAAAATTTAAAGATTCTGGATCATTCTCTTTTATAAAATTAGATTCTTTTCTAAAATATGATCCTGCATGTACAGAGTGCCTTGCATCAAATTGATTTGTGTTGTAACCAATAGAAGAATTAATTTCTGCAATATTTGGTGCTTTATTTAATTTAGATGTCGCACCAAATGTTTCTTGATAATTTGTAGTTCTTTTTATGAAAGTTCTTGTTACCGGATCAATGCCATAAAAAGTACCAGCATAAACACCATCGAGAACATTTTTAACAGAATCAAATTGTTGAATGACTTCAAAGTGTCTAGCACCATACATCTTTCTGGTAAGATCGCTAGCTACAGTATTTTTAACATCAAAATTAATTTGTGCAACAGGATCTTGTTTAAGTAATGTATTCAAACTTGCATAATTGTAACCCAATACATTTTCAAAAAACAGAAAACCAGGAAAATAATTTTCATCTACTGATCTCTGTGCCATCCAATTTATAGCTTCAAGTGGCGGTAAATTTGGAATAACAATTTTTCTGAGACCGAGAGAATTATCAAAAGTACCAAACATTTTTGTTGTTGGTACATTTAAATAGTCTTGCAATATTTGAACGGCAGCTTCAGAATATGTCGATGTAAATAGTTGCGATACTTTCTTCTGTAAAGAAATAAAAAATTCTTCAGACACAAAATGCAGTATATATTTTTCCGTTGTGTCGTTTATACGTGTTCGATTTGTTTGTTTGTGTATTCTAAACTTTTTTTCGATTTGTAATAAATCTTTGTTCTTTGAAATTTTCATTTGTAGTACTTCGGTACCATCAAACAAAAAATTATCTGTCAAACCTAAAGAATCATTAATTAATATTGAACCACTTACAGATGGTGCAAAAAGAGAATCAAAAATATTGAGTTCTTGGAATATTCCCCTTAAATCCAATTTACCAACTTTTGTATGGAGGAATAATTCATTTAACTCAAAGCCTAAAGATGAATCTAGTTCGTAACTCATATCGTATTTTTGAATTCCTCAAAAACGTTATCAACAAATTCTCTCTTTAAAATTTTAATCGACCTTTTTGATTCGTTGATTTCATTTTCATAGTCATAGTATGATTTTGTGCTTTTTGTTTTTTTGACTTCAATTGAAGTACCATCAGAAAGTGTATAGTTCTCAGTTGAATTTATCGTATTGGCATATGTTGAAGAATTTAGATAAATGATTTCTTCATCATATTCATTCGTATTTAAATTTGTTTTTCTTTCTGTGAGAATATAATCTTTAGTATTTGTTTGTGCCCATTCTAAACCAGTTTCATTATTTGCAGTATCAGCTTCACCAAGATATTTTGCATCTATGAAATCAATTAAACTAGAAGATGACAATACCCAATCAAATTGTGGGTGCATGATACTATTATAACTTAATAAAATCCAATGATACTCTGGATTTCCATAGAATTTGTGTGCAACAATCTCAGGCGTTTCACCATCTTGAACATCGTATTCATAAAATACAGATGAAGTTGTTTTGAATTGTTCATCAAACGCAAATGTTCTTGTTAGATTTGTTGCATATACCTCAATATTATTATTTGAGGCTACATAATAAGTTTTTGGAAAATGTTTAAAAAAGTTTGCCATTTATAACTCTAAATTAAGGTCTGATACAGCTAAAGTTTTTTCCATACTATTATAATTATTTTTAGTCATAAATTCAACTTCTTGGAATCCTAAAGATAGACGAATAGCAACAGGCATTCCAGTGCCACCTAAACTAGGATCAAATTCTCCAGGTCTTTCGTATGATGCCCAACCATTTGGTGCATAATCTGTATCTATGGTTGTTAATACACATGTTGAAATTTTTGGAACGTTTAAATTTTCTCTGCCATTATAATAAAACTTAATGTCGAATTCGGAAGGTGGAACTAAAAAGAAAGCTCCAAAACCTTCTTTAATTTCTGGTGCTTGATGAAATCTCAATCTAGAAATAATTTTTTGTACTTCTTTAGCTTCTTGTGTGCTTCTTGGATAAAACATAAAATCGAATCTAAAATCTCTAAATCTAGGAGAAGAATAGATTAACTCAAGTTGTGGGTTTACTGCTAGTCCGGTTAGGTTTTGAGCAATGGCTGTACCTGTTCCTTGGCCTAATATTGTCGTGGCGGCTTTATTACCAAGAAAAGCTCCTATGTTTTCAACTATATTAGATTTATTGCCTCTTTGATATTGTTTAAAAGCATCAACTGCGGCTGCACCTACAGCTGCAATCCCCTCAATGTTTGTGGTTGAATATTCTTGATTATATGTAAAATTTAAAGTATCTGGCATGTACAAAGCTATCGTATCTGTCGTTCTACGAATAGTCCTGACATCATTATTTTTATCTAATGTTAAAGATTGTGGTAAATTCAATGTTTGTGATAAAGTGTTTGAGGCACTTCTCAATGCGCCATTGATATTTTCTAAACCAGTTTTTGCACCAAGAGTTTGCTGATTTTGGATAACCGAAGGTAAATCAGATGCAACTTGTGACGGAAACTGAGTTTTTCTCTGTTCATTAATGTGAATTACCATGTAATGAGCTTTATCTGGACTTCCAAGATCGATTGGATATTTGTGAGTATTATAATCGTATTGTGAACCGACTAAACGATCACTTACAAAACCATCTGGAATATTGTTTATTTTTATATCTGTTAAAGAAAAGAGGGCCATCTTAGTTCCTAGGTTGACTAGATATTATTTATGTCATATAAAGGAAGGTTTTCTCCAAAGAATCCTAAGAAATACAATGGTGATGCATCAAATATCATCTATCGTTCAACTTGGGAACTGAGGGTAATGAAGTGGTTGGATGACAACCCAAATATCATCTGGTGGGCATCGGAAGAGTTACCGATACCATACCGTTCACCTATTGATAATAAAATACATCGTTACTTTCCAGATTTCATTGTCAAGGTCAAACGGAAAGACGGTCTGGTGATGACGTATGTTTTGGAAGTAAAGCCAGAATCTCAGACACGGCAACCAGTCAGGAAACGCAAAACCAAGCGGTTCATTGAAGAGTCGGTAACGTATGCGGTAAACCAAGAAAAATGGCGTGCAGCCGACATATTTTGCCAAGAACACGGCTGGCAATTCAAGGTCATAACAGAGAAAGACCTAGGACTATAGCATAAATAGACGATGGCAAGTCTATTAGATAGAATACAAACATCTCTCGCAAAAGAAGGTCTGACTCCAAGAAGTCGCCAGGCTCGTGCATGGTTGCAGGCCAAGATTCAGAATATGAATCCATCGCAACAATCATTGATGAGAGATAAAGACCGAACTACTACAACACCATTTATTGGTCACATGTATTTCTTTTCTTATGACCCCAAAACAAAAGATAAGTTAGCGTTCTATGATACTTTTCCTTTGGTGATACCTGTTGAACAGTATGCAGATAGCTTCTTAGGATTAAATCTACACTATATTCATCCAAGGGAAAGAATGGTATTGTTAGATAAGATGGATGATATTGCGAGTGACAATAGTTATAGTATGAACACTAGATTAAGAATTAATTACAATTATTTGAGAGCAGCAACAAAGGCATTTGAGGCTAGACCATGCATTAAAAAATATCTCTATAAACAGATCAAATCTAGGTTCGTTGAGATATTTGCTGATGAATGGGACATTGCTTGTATGTTACCTATGGAAACTTTTGTCGGTGCTACAACAAACAAAGTATACGCAAATTCAAGGACAAAATTCTAATGACGTTCGCGCCAAGTTTATTCCTCTCAAACATTAAGGCTAAAGATGGTTTGGCCAGACCAAATCGCTTTCAGGTCATTCTTCCAATACCAACTTATATAAATTCATTTATTGAACAAGGTGTATTGGAACAACTTATTAATTTACCAAACAATCTTGTCGCAGATATCACAAGCATTGTTACAAGTGCTTTAGGAAATAATCCTCAAGATCCACAATCTAAAACAAGTAATGCTTCAATTTCTAGATACCTGTCTATGCAATGCGAGACGGCAGAATTGCCAGGAAAATCTTTAGTCACAGCAGACGTTAAGATTTATGGACCAACATTTAAAGTTCCATATCAAAAACAATTTGCTGAAACGACCTTAGGTTTTTTATCTACAAATGATTTCTATGAAAGAAAACTGTTTGATCGTTGGATTGATGCAATTATGCCATCATCAACAAACAATTTGAGATTTGCAAAAGACAATGATACGAGATATTTGACAAACATTAAGATTATTCAGTATGATGATTTCATTAAACAAATTTATGCTGTAGAATTGATTGATGCTTTTCCTACAGCTGTCGTAGCTCAACCATTATCGTGGTCAGATGATAACTTCCATAGACTGTCGATTCAATTTAGTTATCAAAGATACAGGACATTATATGATGGAGAATACGATTTAGCGCAAGCAGCTGCATCTATATTTGGTGCAAAAGCTGCAAATTTATTTGATAGGGTTTTTAGATTTTAAATGGAGATACTATGTTACCAAAAATTGATGTGCCTGTATATGATTTAAAGTTATTATCAACAGGTAAAAAAGTAAAATTTAGGCCGTTTACAGTTAAAGAAGAAAAGTTGTTTTTGATGGCAGCAGAAGCAAATGATGCCAAAACTGTCACAGAAACAATCAAACAGATTATTAATAATTGTTTGTTAGATAAAGTAGATGTTGATGAATTGCCTTTATTTGATATTGAACAAATTT